GAAGAGTTCCGCCGCGGTGATCGTGGTGGTCAGCTCGAGCGGCGAGCTCGTGTACTCCACGAGGGCGTGCGTAGAGGTGTCCCATATCCTGGCCTTGAGGTTGGTCAGCTCCACGACGTAGACGCCGCCGGTGGCCACGAACGGTATGAGGCGCGCCTTATTCGCGCCGCTGCCGCGGGCGTATCCTCGCCAGTAGGTGCCGGGCCGGCGGCGGAAGCCTCCTCCCTTCATGGGGATGGCGTTCTCCATCTCCTGGCAGCCGGTCTGGTAGGAGGCGGTTTCCACCCTGCCCATCTGCTTGGGGCTGATCTCGCCCGCGGAGAAGTTATTTCGCAGCAGGGTGATATTCGGCATTATTCCCTCAGCTCGTCCGACCAGGTGAATCCGAGCCCGTCAGCGACCGTTTCCTCCTTCTTGCGCTTGCCCTCTGCGCTCCTGGCTCTCACGATGCTCTCGTTGTACTCAGCTGCTACGCGCTGCGAGAGTTGCTCATTGGAGGTCAGTGGGATGCAGAGCAGGTAAGCGAGCCTCATGGCGATGGCCTTGCGGAGATGAGGTGGGATCGTCGTCGGGTCGCTCGGCCTGGCAACGTAAGCCAGTTCAACCTCATCGGCGTCGGTCAGGAGTTGGTTTCCCTCGATGCTGTAGTCTTCCCCGGTGCTCTCGATGCCGCCGCCCTCGACGAGGCGCAGGAAGTCTCCCGGCATCTGGTAGGCATGGTCGTAGCCGAACTCCGGCTCCTCGGTGAGCAGGTCGAGGGTTTCGCGCTTGGTTGCGCTCGTCCAGTCCTCCTCGTTGTAGACGTCCTCGATGGCCTGGCCCATGAATAGCCGGCAGTAGTTGGCGGTTGCGCTGCCGTCGGTGAGGTTGTTGATGAGCTTGGACTGGAGGCGGCCCAGCGCCTGGTTGGCGATGTCGGTCCAGCTCGACGGGTAGTTGAAGCTGGAGGGCATGTGTTACGCCTCGGGCTTCTCGGCGGCCTTCTTCTTGGCCGGCTTCTCCTTGGCGGGTTCGGCGGCGGGTTGCTCCGCCTTCTTGACGGGCATGACGCCCAGGACCTTCACGCGCTTGATCTGGCCGCTGGCCCGGAACTTCTCGATCTGCTCTTTGGAAACGTCGTAGCTCTGGCCGCCCTTGTACAGCCGGCCCTGGACGAATGTCTCGGTCACGATGATCTTCATGCTTCTCTCCTTCCAAGAATGGACCCCGGGCCCGGGGGCCCGGGATCCAAAGTGGTCAGGTGTTCAGACTCAGGTCTCGGCTTCCTCGAGGTCGGCGCCGTACTCGATGTACGCCTCGAGGCTGCACTCGGTCAGGGTCCCGGTGCTCTTGGCGGTGGCTCCCGCCCTCATGTACCTCTTGTGCTTCTTGGGCAGGGGCAGCACCCAGGCGATGCCCTTGTAGACCTCGTGGCCCGTGTACGCGGAGACCTGCGGCCCCGTGATGCTCTTGACCGTGGGGGTTGCAGAGCTATCATCCGCGATGAATGGGATGAAGTCGTCGGCGGCGTTGAAGTCTGCGTTCGCGACGAAGACCACGCAGAGATCCTTCGCCAGGCCCTGGCGATGCCACCCGTTGAGGCGCAGGGACCTGTCGTCGATGGCCTCCCAATCGATCTCGTTCTCGCCGTAGTAGTCGGTGTCCTTCACGGCAAGGCTGATCGTGCCGAAGTCCAGAAGTGCGTCCTTCATTATTCTCTCTCCTTCCTTTCTCGCTCAGGTGAGCTCGGACTCGGTGTCGATGAGGGCCTCGAGGGTACGGATCGGCACGCCCGCTACCGAGGTGATGGGGCCGTAGCCCGTGATCTCCCGGAGGCTGAACGCGATGTTCGCCTTGTCGTAAGCGTCGTTGTCGATCTGGCTCTTGAGGGTCCTGTTGGCGAACCCGACGGCCATCTGCCCCATCTGCGGCAGCTGGTTCTTCATCTGGATGAAGATGTTGGGGCTGAACAGGTTGGAGCTTCCCGCCGTCTCGATGTTCGCGTACCTCTGGTAAGCCCGGTCATCGCGCAGGACGATGGCCGCCCAGATCTCGTAGTGCCGGACCCAGGCCCACATCTGACCCGTGCCTGGGCTGGGGACGTCGACGAGGTTGCGGCCACGGTCGTCGCTGACAAGGCCGGCGTTCGCTCCCTGGGGGTATGCGAGCCAGAGGCCGCGGGGGCTGAACTCGAAGAGCAGGAGCGAAGTCAGGTCGCTGCCCGAGCCGGCGCCGTCCCAGCAGCGGTTGGCGACGATGCTCGGGCGCCGGCGGTCGAGGCTCTTGAAGCCCTCGGGGATGTCGGCCTCGTTGCCGTATACCACGTTGGAGAGCCAGTCCTGGATGGCTCCCTCGAGGTTCATGGCGTCCTCGCTGTCGCGGACCTTGTAGGCGTCGGTGGCGCCCTTGAGGAGGCGGTCGTCGACCGCGCTTTCTCCCTCGTACAGCTTCACGGGCTCGGTCAGCTCGTCGGACTGGCTGGCCATGAAGGTCAGGCCGGTGTTCGCCTTCGAGAAGGCGCCGACGCCGAGGGCCTTCGCCTGGAGCTGCTTGTTGTACGTGCCGTGGGTGGCCGGCCGCCAGGGGACTTCGTCCAGGAACTCGTTCATCTGGAGCAGCTCGCCTATTACGGCGGCTGCATCGTCGTACCCCTCGCGCTTGTTGACCTCTGCCCACGTAAGGTTGGTGTTCTGGTGAAGAGTGGACATGGTGCGCTCCTTTCGCGCGATGCGAAAACTGAGCGCGGCTACGTCTGGTGGGTGTTGCCTTCCTGTCCCTCAGCCCTGGTCGGGGCCAAGTCCATTCGTCAGCACATCCCGTGCTTCAGGTCGGCGCCAGATCCTGTCCCCCAGCCCGGTCGGTGTCGGTACTTCCGTCAGGTTTCCCTCGCCGTCCGCACCAGGTCCATTTGAGGCGCGTCTGGAGTCCAGCCCTTTGCCGCTGGACCCGCAACGCGGGCCTTCTCCGTGGGGCGGTTTCCCGCCCCACTCATTCATCGGGTGTACTTATACACCCGTAGAGCACATTTCGTCAAGAGGGCTTCTTTCGCTCGCCGTAAATCTGTTTGAACTGATCGCAGACCGGCTGCCCCTGGCCCTCTGGTTTCCCGACGGCCTTCCCGACCTCCCCGGTCGGCGCCTTCTGCTGCGCCTCGCCTGAGGGATGATCTTCCGCCTTGCCCTCGGCGGGCTTCTTTGTACTCTCGATGATGTCGTCGAATGGTCCTGGCATCTTTCATCCCTTCCTATTCTGGCCGTGCTGTTCTTCCCACTGCCTGCTGTAGTTGCCCATAGCCCCACGCGGGGGAGTCTTCTGCTTCCCCGGGCCCGAACCCTGGACGTGCGGGGCCTCGCCCATCGCCTCCTGGATCGCCGCCATGCTCATGATGAAGTCGGTGTCGTAGAGCAGGCCCGAATCCTTGAGCTTGACGAGGACCTGGGGTTTGCCGAAGAAGCGCACGAGGCCGGCCTTCGAGAGGTTGATGGCTGCGGTCTTCTTCGTTTCGTCCTTGCCCACGGCGTCGAGGAGCCTGGCCTCGAAGGTGTCCTCGAGTTCCTTGGCGGCCGCGGTGGCCTGCTTGTGACCCTCCGCGGCTATGCCCGCGACCTTCTCGAGGTACTTCTGCGCCTGGCTCTTGGTGAGGCTCATCTCTGCTGCGTGTGCCCTGACGGCCTTCGCCAGCTCCTCGATGCCCGGCAGGTCCTTGAAGGCTTCCGAGTTGAGTTCGTAGCCCTCGGCCTTCGTAGGGATCCCCATCTTCTCGAAGAGCGCCTTACGCTCCTCAGGGTCGGGGTTCTCAGGGTCGGGGATGATGATGGACCTCCCCAGCTTCCTCTGGTTGGAGTAGTATCCTTCCGCGAGTTCGTTCAGCGTGGCGGGCAGCGCCTTCATCAGCTCGGCGTTGTCCCGCAGGCTCTTGCCGAGTTGGCTCTCGTAGGCTGGCCGTGCGGGCTGAGTGCCCGAGCCCCCTCCCTGATTCTCCTGGTCTGCCATCGCAACCTCCTATTGGTTACACCTGCGCCTTGCTTCGTTGAGGTCCTCGAAGTTCGCTGCCTGCGCGATGCGGCTTGCGATCTCGAAGATGTTATCGCCGCGGACGACTCCCATCTTGCCGAGGAGTCGGTTCCAGAAGGCGACGAGTTCAGGGCAGATGGCCTGGGGGTCCTGTGCCCAGGCCCCGCACTCGTTCCCGATCCACGCCAGGACCTCGAGTCCGTCCGCTGAGTCCAGGACCCGGAGGAAGACCTGGCGTTCCTCCTCCCTTTGGCGGACGGCTTCCAGTTGGTCGCTCACGCGAGCACCCGCTCGATGGGCGCCGCGGTCGTCTTGCCGAACTCACGGCGCCGTTTCATGCCTTCGATTACCCGGATGGCCACTCGAACCAGGTGCCCCGCGGTCTGGTCCTTGTTGTCATCGGTGATCTGGACGTTCACTTGGCGTCCGTCTTTGACCACCACGAGGTATCCGAGTGGTCTCATGGCTGCTCCTGGCCCATCGTCTGGGCCGCGGGGCTGCCAGCCTCGGGGGCCTGGCGCGCCGCCTGGTAGTTGGTGGCTTGCGCTTTGGCAGCTTTCTCCTGGAGTTCAACCTGGAGGAGCGCCTTCTGCTGCTCCGCGCGGATTCTTCGTATGAGCGCGACGTCCGAGAGGTCTCGCAGGATCTTCTCGTTCACGTGGTAGAGCTCGGCTGCCTGCGAGATGTACTCGTCGAGGTCGACGCGATCGAGGCCGGCCTTGTAGGCCATGCCCTTGTCACTGACGATGCTCATCACCTCCGCGAGGAACTGCTTGGTATTCTCCTGGAGGAGGTAACGTTTCTGCAGTTGGTTCAGGGGGCTCACCAGATCGATCTTGAGGGTCCTGCCCTGGATGCCCCGGGGCGGCGGCGGAGCTCGGCCGCTCTCGATCTCCATGTGGAACAGGTCCTCAACGCTGGGCTCCTGGAACTCCGTGCTCATGCGACCCTGGAATGCCGTGAGCATGGCGGACTGTTCTCCTTTGATCGCCTCTACCTCGGTTGCGGTCTTGAGCCTCTCGATGTTGGAGGTCAACACCAGCAGTAGGTCGCGGTGGTAGGTTTCGCGTACCTGCTTCTGTATGCGGTTGATGGCGTCCTCGCTGACCTGGACGCTGCCGATAACGTGGACGGGGGCGAAGTCTTGGCCTTGGGAAATGTCCGTCATGCCGTTCGGGGTGAGGTTCACCCGAAGGCCCGCGGTACGCTTGATGGGCGGTCGCGTGGAAAGTTGCTCCGCCCGCCTGGCGTCTTTCGCCATTCCCGAAAGCTGCATCGCGTCGCTGATGGCGAGCATGCCCGGGCTGTTCACACCATAGGGCCCCCCCGCGGGGCTGCGGCTCCACCGCCAGACGAAGAACGGCCGGTTGTCGTGGCCCCCCTCCTGCTGCGGCTTGGCATGGTCGCAGTCGGGGACGATGAGGTCGTAGTACGGCATGCCCTTCGTGGACTTGCGGTCGATATCCAGGTCGAACTTCTCGAGGGGAAAGATGAACTGGTGAAAGAGGTGGCGGGCGGCCGAGCCGTCCCGGAACGCCTGCTGGATTCGTTCGGGCAGGTTGTCGTAGCCGAACTCCCCCGCCGCGTCGAAGGCCGTCATCCAGAACTCGCGGATGAGCGTGTCGGCCTCCCCGTTGGCGTCCTCCATGATGAGCGCGTAGTTGGGGTTCAG